TTCTTAAATCTGGACGATATAAATAATCCCGTTTTAGAAGTTACTGAAAACAAAAAAGTAACTAAAATAAACGTTAGAGATAAGCAAGATAACTATAAAGAAGATAACTAATAAATAGTTATATTCAAACTAAGACCACCTATCAAGGTGGTTTTTTTTTGCTTTTAATTTCCAGCTATACAAAAAAAAAGGGGGTAGAAATACCCCCTAAATTGATAACCCACTAAACTCTAATTAACATCTATTTGCGTTCCTTGTGATTCTGCTTCATACGCGGCAGTTGTTATAAAATCTGGTGCTTCTGTTTCTTGGGAAACAAAAGTCAATGAGTAACCAAATAAGTCACCCATAGCCGCCCCATTTGAAAAATTACCAGTCGTAAGCTCTGAACCGTGAACTTTACCCATCAATCTGAAATTACCGTTATAATCTTCTACAATGATATGTGGTCTTGATACTGCAAGCAATTTAATTTCTGCTTGTGTTTTTTCTTCTTGAAATATAAGATTCAAAACTAGTGTTGACTCGTAGAATGTAGTACCGTTTTCTCTTGATGAAGTGACTACCGTATCAAAGGTTGAGTTTCCTTTAATATCAAATTTCATAAATGTCGGTGTTCCACCAAAATCAGTAATCATATTGTTTGCGACCGTGATAGCTCCTAAAGTGCCATAATCTACAAACGTTACTGATTTCAATCCGCCGACTCCCGTTTTACACGGTAATTCTCGTCCCGAAGTTAATAAACACGCCATATTTTAAATTTTTTAAAATGGGGGTTATTACACCCCCGTGATACAATTATGAAGAGTAAAGTACAATATCAGAACCAATTCCGTGTTGTACTCCTGCACTTCCCCTTAAAACAACTCTTACGTTTTGACTTCCATCTATGTCAGCCATATCAATCAACTTCACGGTCTGCCAATCGTTCAAAAGCCCCGTGCCAAAAAATAAATTGCTAGCTTCTGCCGCCACTAATGTGTCAGCCGCAAGGCCAGGCGCAACAAATAAATTGATACCTTGAAAATTCAACTCTGTTTTTCCAACGTTAAAAAGTTCTCTATAACCAAGAGCCGCTTGAGCTTGAATATAAAATTTAGCCGCGCTTGTTGGTAAATAAATTTGAACATCTTCTTTTGAATAAACTGAAGAAGGAATTGCGTCAACTACTTTTCCAAGTTCAGCAACAATGTTGCTTGCGCTCAAAGTTGTGCCAGAAACATCTACTACGTCGCTATCAGCTAGTAATAAAGTTTTAAATCCATCAAACTCTCCGTTGGTTGATGTTGAACCGTTCCAAATATTTTGTTCAACCTTTTCTGCAACCTTTGCCGATACTTGTCCAATTAAGAAATCAGAAAATGACGGCGGTAGATTGTCATATTGACTGAAGCCCATTGAAATCGCATCCCAATCTTGTCTGAAGTCTTTTTTACAAAGCTGAAGGTTAACTTGAAACTCTTCTGGTTGTAAAATTCTTTCAGTCAAAGTAACGTTCGAAGTCGGGTCGAAATCACAAGAAGCGTCCTTTAAAATACTATCTAAAGCCAGTTTCTTAATTACTTCTTTGAATTTAATATTTGGTTTTACAGTCACACCGCCCTCTGACAGTGTTTTGCCACTAAGAAGTGCCGCCGCGATATATTGACCAGCGAACTCTCCTGCGTATGTTGTTGTTATTGATGTTGTTGTTGCCATATCTTTAAATTATTTTTTTTTAATTATTAACCTGTCGCTGTTATACCACCAGAGTTTAAAGCATTACCAAAGACAAAGTATTTACTACCATCAGACCAAATGTCAACGTAGTCTCCTAAATTGTCGGCTGTATGCACAAAATTCAACTGGTCTGCGGCATCTACATCTACAACTGCACCTGCCACAATTATTGAACCTTCCATAACGTCAGAAGTTCCACCAGCTATTACAGTATTAGCCGATGTTAAACCGCCTGTTGTTACAAATCTTACAATAAAACCTTCGGAAACTGCTGGAAGTGTAACTGTTCCACCCGTTCCGCTTACTTTAAATACTTTTCCGCTATCAGCAAGAGTAAGCGAGCTTCCAACCGTGATTGCTTCGTATTTGTCAAAAATTCTTTTAACGTCATTATTGACGTGAGTTAATACTGCCATAATTATTTTTTAATTTTTAAAATGTTATTCATTACTCTATCAAGAGTTCCTTGTCTCCTATTTTGAGCAAACTGAAATTTAGTTTTTTCTTCAATTTCTGGATTGTGCTTGATAGGTTCAACTGCTGGTTTTGATAGTTCTTCTTTTTCTAAAATTTCAGTAACAGCAAGACCAACTTGGGATGACATTTCTTCTTTTTCTTTATCTTCCTTTTCGTCTTTATGCTCCATCATTTTTTTGATTTCGTCTTTTAGATGAGACGCTAAATTTTCCATTTCTTTTCGAAGTTCATCTTTTGTGACGTATTGCATTTTCTCGTCCTTTTTTTCTTCGTGTTCTTCTGCTTTAATATCTTCAATCATACCTTCCTCTTTTATTGATAAAACTCTACCATCTTCTAGTTCATACTCGCCAATAGGCAAAGCGACTCTTTCATCATCAGTGACGATAAAAACTTCGTTCCCTTTTTCAAAGCTGTCAGATTCAAGTATAGTTCCGTTTTCTAATTTAAGTTGAGCTAGTTCAATGTCTGAAAGTTCGACTCCTAGCAATGATTTAATGTTGTTTAACAATTCTGTTGCTTTCATAATTATCTATCGTTTTTAAAAATTAATTTTGCATTTTACCCCGTTCTATTTACTCCATTTATTGTTGCATTACTTCCACCTTTTAGTGAACCTATACCTTGAGCAATTAGTTCTCCAGTACAACACTCAATTCTATAATCTAAAGTGTCTCTGCATAAACACGCTCTACGACTTCCAGTCGGACTTGTAAAACTTGGTAATACCTTCTTCATTTACCTTGTCCTTTATATTTTTTTTTGTAATTTTTACTTTGCTTTAGACTGCTCATTTTAGTTTTTGCGTGTACTCCTTTGCGTTTTACTTTTTGTTTTTTTGTGTAATTGATTAAGATTTTTCGTGCCAATTTTAACTTTCTTTATTGTAATCAAAGTTTTGTCCAGCAATAGCTAATTTTTCAATCACTTGGGATTGATAATCTCTAAGCATTTTTTCAACTTTCTCTTTTTCTAAAGTTAAATTTTGAAGTTGTTGCTCATAATTTTCCACTTTAGATTTTAGATTTTCAACTTCCGACGGGTCTTTACCAACAAAAGTTGTAATCACTAAAGTAAGAGAACCAACCAACATACCAACAATGACTTTAAAAATATCATTATTTGTGTCTGGTATTTCAAAAAAAGCTAAAAAAAGAAGAAGCCCCATCACAAGAACAAATACTGTTGCGCTTCCCAAATATCCCCTTAATTCTTTGTTGTGTAAAATTTTCATATTAGTTAAAATTTATATTAATATATACTTGATTATTTTTTCGTGCTTTTTGGATGTTTGCTTGGAAGTAAATCATTGTCCGTTACATATTTTGGATTTTGTGGTCGACCATTTTTTACCAGATATAAATATGCATTTACTCTTGCCTGCGCCCAAGCCGACGGTGATTTAATTCTTGGACTTCTTGATGTGTTAAAAGCACCAAGCCCCCTTTGAAATACCGCCCTTAATTGTCCAACAGTTACACCATAACCAAGTTTCTTTTTATACCTTTCATTGAAATCATCAGCTTTTTTTTGTAATGCTTTCTCGTCTCTTTGGCTCACTTTTGCACTTCTTGAATCTTTTGCAGTTCCTTTTGCAGTACCTTTTCCTTTTGGATTGGGGTTTGGTGTGTCGGACGCTGGTGCTTTCGGACTTTTTCTTATACCGCCCCTTTTACCAATCTTTGCAAGTTTGTCTTTTTTTACACACTTGTGTTTTTTGTAGTCTTTGACATAACCTTCTGGACATTTATATTTTCTAAATTCTTCTTCTCCAAGTGCGTGTTTTTCGCAAGGCATAAACCAAACTTGATTTTCATATTCGTGTTCGTGGATTCCTTCACAACCAATATCTTTTGCAATTTTGACAGCCATATCTTTATTTGCATACGCAAGTCTGTCTAATATAATAGCAAAATCATCATTTACTTTTTGACTATACAAATCAAGTTGTCCAAGTTCTTTTAGCTTGCTTTTTGCGTATCTTTTACCAGCCAATCCACCCCATAATAAAAATGATATTGTACCACACGCTTCATTATCTTCTGGCTTGTAATACTCTTCAGCCCTGCTCAAAAAAGAGTACATTCTTTTAATGGTGTTTTCACTTATTGGTTTACCTTTTGCTAGTTGTTGCGCTCTAATTTTACCAACATCTGTGGCGCATTTATTTTTGACTTTCTTGTTTAGCTCGATACCACGTTTTGCGTTGTTTCTAACTGCTTCTGGATAGTCATCATAACTTTCAAGTGTTACGTGATAACCTTTGTTAAGATTGTTTCTTAAAATACCTTTAATTTCAGAAAGTAATTCTTGAGCTTCATCTTCTTCATATTTTGAAAGTTTATCTTCTTTTTTTATTTGTGCTTTGTCTGCAAAATACCCTTCAATACTAAAACCTTTAACTTTACCAGTTTTAATAAACTCTTCCCAAATCTGTTCATTATTAACTTTGATTGTTCCCATCCAAGTTCCGACTGGAACATCTAAACCATATTTTCTTGACTTGTCAAATTTAGTATCTTCAACAATCCAACTTTCAACAAGTGTTAGACCTTTCAATGAATATTGATGTTCTAAAGTGGCGTTGTTTTGATTACCTTTTTGTAAATATATTTCAGACGCTTTTCTTACTGTATCTTTTGAGAAATAAATATAATATTCATCATCATCTTTTTTTCTGTAAATTGGCTTGTTTGGTACAAGCAAAGCACCAACTAAAATTTTCTTTTCTTTATCTGCTTCAGCTAGATATACAACTTCTTGTTTTTTTAGAGCAATAAATTCTTCTTCAATGGCAGGATTCTCCACAATGCTAATCGCTTCAATGCCAGATAATTCATTCTCATCTAAAATCAATTCCACAATTCTCATATTAATATATCGTTTTTAAGTTATGTTTTTGTTATATGCTTGCAGTATCTTCGGTTTGTCTATCCAATGCTTGTTGTGTTGTCACTTCACTTGAAACTACAAACGCTTTGATTGGCTGTTGTTGTTTTTCTGCAATAGTTTCCGCCAACTGATTTGTTCCGCTAGCTCCAACAACATTAAACGCTGGTGCTGAAACACTTGGTCTTGAATCTGGTGTAGTCGCTCCGCCTGCACTTGCTCCAGCTTTACTTGCCGCGCTTTTTGTTGCTTTTATGGCTGATTTTACTGCTGACATAACACTTGCACCAGTTGCTATTGCAGTTAAAATAAAAGGAATATTAAACGGTGGCGGTGCAGTATTGGTTGCTTTGGTGATAGAACCAGCGACTTGTGTGCTTGCTTCTGCTCCTTCTAGTGTGACTTCTGCAACTTTATTTTTTCCTTTTACTGCAAGAGCTTTTGCGTCTTGTATTTGTTCTTTTGCTTGTAGTATGAACTCTTTAGCCAAAATTATCTGTTTAGCTAATAAGAGAGCTTTTCCGAGCGCTGTTTCTTCTCCAGCTAGCTGAACAGCATTGTCAAAGGTTTCTTGTCTTAGAGCGATTCTCTGCGCTTCTATTTCTGCTTCTTTGTCAAGTTTTGCTTGCACTTCTGCGTCATTTTTTTCTTCTAACGCTTTTTTTCTATCTGCGTCTTGCTTATCAAACTCTGCTTGTTTTTTTGCAAGTGCTTCATTAAGAGAATCTTGTAGAGCAAGTTTTTGCTCATTATTTGCTAACTCACTATTGATTAAGTTTTCAAAATGTTCTTGAATTTTTGCAAGCTCTAATTCTCTTTGTTCATCTTCATTTTGTGCATTTGCTTCTCTGACTGTTTTACTAAATTCAGCAAGGTCTTTTTGTCTTTGCTCTTCTTCTTTTACAGCTTTTTCTTTTTCTGCTCTTTCTTGATTTACTGCCGTTGTAATTTGAGTTTGTAGTAATCTTTGTCCACGTAATTTTCGCGTTTCTAAATTTATTAGTTCGGCTTCTAATTTTGCAAGTGCGTCTTTCTCTTCTCTTGTTGTTAAACTTATGGCTTGCTCCTGTTTCATTGCATTGATTACCAGCTCTTTAGCTTCAATTTGCTTTTCAGCTAGCTCATCTTCAATTGCTTGAGCTTCTCTTAAAAGTTTGATTCTTTCTGTTGCTGAGAATTTTTCTCTATCTTCTGCTTTTAAACGTAAATCATTTATCTTTCTACGTCCTTTTGCAACTTCAACAACAAGCTCTCTTTCAAGTTTATTTGCTTTTGCTCTATCGTCTGCTATTTGTGCGGCGATTTTAGCTTCTGCGTTCATTTCTTTTACAACGTCTTTAGTTGCATTTGCTAATGCTTTTGTTGCAATGACTGCTGGATTTATACCTTCTTGTAATTTGACAAAACTATTGGTTGCATCTGACAAAGCCCCTTTGAAATCACGTTGT